GAGGTGCTGGGGCGGGTGGAGTGGGCAACTCTTTACAGGAGGCCAGATGGCATGGTGTTCGCACTGTGTCCAGACTGCGGGGAAGTGCAGAGCGACGGCCACGCTCCCGACTGCGAGCTTGCCGCGCTGCTTCCCGATGATCGGGAATCCTTTGTAGCGCTACAAAGCCCTACCGAGGGGGAACCGCCAGAAGCTGCGCAGAGCGACGGAGAGGCACGAGAATGACGGTCTGCCAACACCTGCGTATCTGGAGCGAACCACCGCTCCAGTGGTGCCGTGATTGCGGCGTAGACGTTCCGAGCCTGCGCGAACTCTCCACGGAGGTCTACCGAGACGTGACTGTGGCTTTCCCGCGATACGTGAAGCTGCCAGCCAGCGTCGGCGGCTATCGAGAGGAAGCGCACGAAATTCTGAGGGGGAAACCCGCCAGAAGCCGTACCAGAAAAGGGGGATAGATGACGTTGGCTATCGAGGGGCGCACCTACACCCGAGAGCGCGTCCGTTACCTGCTCTCGGAGTACCAGCGCTATGCGCAGAACGCGCGTTTGCCGGAGCGGGCGGAGACGCTATCCACCGGCCCGGCATTGGGCCTGGACGGCACGCCTACGGCGCCGAGGACGGCCACGGCCACTATGTACGCTGATCTGGAATACGCGCTGTCCGGGGTGCCGCTACGCTGGGTGCTGATAACGCTGGACGCGCTCTCGAAGGGCAATTCGGACTGGTGCCACGGGATGCAGGCGTACTACCGGCTCAAAGGGCGTTACCAGCGGCTGGGGCAGTCGCACAAGCACGCGCCTGTCACCTGGTACGAGATCGTAGGCGAGTGGTGGGGGATCGAGCCGGCATACGTAGCGCGGATCGTGGACCTGACGGTGGACGCCGTTGTGGGCGAGCTAAACACTTGACACGATTTCATCGTAACCGCATACTTTAGCCATAGCGTCTGAGATTGTCTCTCTGGCGCTTTTCTTGTTGCCAACCAGGGGACCTTCCTCCTGCGCCGGGGATAGCAAAGGGGCGCTCATCCCCGGCGTGTCTTTCCGCATGAAAACCGTATGGGTCTGGGCCAAGCGCTATCAGCGCCACCTCGAACTGCGCCTCTTCTGGTACGAAGGCGCATGGTACCTGGACCGCGAACACTTCCAGAGAGAGATCGCGTACCGAGGGCCACTACGCTAAGTGTTTGCAGCGTTCCAGGCTGTCCCGTACCAAGCAAGTCGGGACGTTGCACCAACCATAGACGGGAATACCAATCTCAGCGCACTGACAAAGCTTTCTATGACGATCCTCGGTGGCGCAAGCTCTCAGCCGCTTTTCGTCGGCGCCACCCGCTCTGTGCTTGCGGAAATCCGGCAAAGCACACAGACCACAAGACGCCTATCAGGATGGGCGGCGCACCTTTTGATTGGGCAAACCTCCAGGCCCTCTGTAAGAGCTGCCACACACGAAAGACGATGACTGTTGGCTAGTCAAACCTTCCGCGTTGAGGTGACCGGCCTCGACGACCTCCGTGCCCGCTTGTCCTCACGCCGCCTATTCGGCCCTGTCAAGGAAGAGCTGATCCAACGCGCCGCCGAGGAAGCCCACAGGATAGCCGCTGAAAAGTCCAAAGGCCGGTATGGTCGCAAGGGCTTTCGTAACCACCTGCGCACCACTTTCTACGACGACGGCATGATCGCCCGCGTCGGCATCTCAGGCGCAGTTGTAGGTATCGCCAACACCATCGAAGAAGGCCGGCGCCCAGGCAAACGCCCACCGTACCGAGGCATCAAGGCTTGGGCACTACAGGCCGGCATTATTTCCGGTGCCCGTGGCGACTCCAAGAAAGTCCGTGAGATCAGAGAAGACATCAAGGACCGCGGCACCAGCGGGATTCACTTCCTGCGACAAGCGCAAGAACACGCCGAGAATGTCATAAAGCAGCGTATTCCAAGCACCGAGCGCGACATCGAACGAAAATTCGGGTAATGGGGAGGGCCGGTGAAATCCCTGGGGAGTCATCGTCAGCCCGACAATCGGCACGCTGTTTTTAGTGTCTACGGTTTCGGAAAATGCCGCACGCCATTAAATCGGTAGCGACTCGGCGTCGGGCCAATGTTAGCCCGACCAGGGCGACGTTAGCAGCTTTAAACCGTGTCAGGGTGCCAGCGATGCCCGAAGCGCCGGAGGCTGGATGGCACAAGCTCTCGGAGAAGTTCTGGCGGGACTTGTGGAAGTCTCCGATGGGGCCGGAGTTCGTGGGTATGGACATTCACGGGCTGTACCGGCTCTTAATGCTGGTGGACGCTTTCTGGAAGAAACCCGACCTGAAGTTGGCGGCTGAGATCGCGCGAGAGCAGCAGGCATACGGGCTGACACCGCTGGACCGGCGGCGGTTGGAGTGGACTATCGAGAAGGCAGAGGCGACGAAGAAGGCTAAGCGACCTGTGAACATGGACGATGCGCGGGACGCTTATCTACAGGCGGTGAAATGATGCGCCGTATTTGGCGATGGCTTACACGTCCCAGTCTAGAACGGTTTAATCGGGTGGTTGAGGCGTCCAGTATTACGGAGTACGCCCGCCTTGAGGCCGAAAAGAAGCAGTGACGGTATTATGCGTGCCTCCGCTGGCCGAAGACCGGTGGCCGAGTCTGGGTCCGGCGGTGTGCGCGTGGATCGAAGACAGCCTGATACATGGTCCGGGCGACGTTCGGGGGATGCCGGTGACGCTATCGCTCGAACAGCGAATGCTCATCACCCGAATATACGAAGTCTACCCCCGTGGGCATCAGCGGGAGGGCCGAAGGCGGTTCAAGCGGGTTGGGCTGTCGCTACGCAAGGGTTCGGCCAAGACGGAGTTTCTGGCGTGGATCGCGGCCTGCGAGCTGCACCCTGATGCTCCAGTTCGGACGGTTAACTGGGTGGGTGATATACCCGAAGGCAGCGGAGTCGCAGACCCTTACATCCCTATGGTGGCCTACAGCGAGGAGCAGTCCGAAGAACTGGGATACGGCACCCTCTACGTCATCCTCTCCGAGGGTCCGCTTGCAAATGACTTCGATGTCGGGTTGGAACGCATTGTCCGTAAGTCTGGCGACGGTCGCGCCGTGGCTCTTGCTTCTGCACCTGACGCCAGAGATGGCGCTCGCACCACGTTCAACGCCTTCGACGAGACGCACAGATGGGTTCTGCCGAGGCTAAAAGAGGCGTACAGGACGATGCAGGCGAACATCCCAAAGCGGAAGCTCGCGGACGCCTGGAGCCTTGAGGTGACGACGGCGCCCGTGCCCGGTGAGGGTTCGGTAGCCGAGTCTACATACGAGTACGCGCGACAAGTCGAGGCGGGGAAAATCGAAGATGCGCGGCTCTTTTTCTTCCACAGACAAGCGGAAGCAAAGGACTTTGACCTGGAGACGCGTGACGGCCTACGGAGCTATGTGCTGGAGGCGTCGGGGCCAACGGCCGAGTGGTCAGACATCGAAGGGATTGTTGATCTGGCGATGGACCCGACGATGGACAGAGGCTATTTCCGGCGCGTTTGGGGCAACGAACTGAACGTCCAGGCGACAGAGAAGGCGTTTGACGTGGCGAAGTGGGACACGCTGGCAAACCGGGCGCACGTCGTCTTGGGCGAGGCGCGGATTGCGCTGGGCTTTGACGGCTCCTGGGCCGAGGACGCCACAGCGTTAGTGGCGACGGAGATTGCCAGCGGGTATATGTGGCCGATTGGCATCTGGGAAAAGCCCTATGACGCCGTTCGCTGGCAGGTGCAACGTGACGAGGTGGATGAAGCCGTTCAGATTGCCTTCAGCAATTGGCGGGTGTGGCGGTTGTACGCCGATCCGTGGGGATGGCAGTCGGAGTTGAACGCCTGGGCCGCGAAATACGGCGTTGACAGGGTGTTGCAGTGGGATACGAGACTCCCGAAGCAGATGGTTCTCGCCGTACAAGCGTTCGAGGCGGCGATTGCCAGCGGTGAGGTGTCCCATTCGGGGGATGAACAGTTGCGGTCGCACATCGCCAACACGCACCGCCGGGAAGTGACGCTCAGGGACCCGCAGGAGAACCCGCTGTTTGTGCTTCAGAAGGAACGCAAGGACTCGCCGTTCAAGATTGATGCGGCGATGGCGGCGGTTTTGTCATGGCGGGCGCGGACGGACGCCGTAGCGCAGGGTATTGGGCCGAGCGTCTACGAGACGCGGGGGATGCACAGCGTATGAGTATCCTGAACCGCCTGCCATTCTTCGGTAAGCGCGAGGCGCGTGATGTGCAATTCAGCCCTGCGTTCTCCGTGATGCTAGCTAACGCTGGTCGCACCAACATTGCGGCGGCGGGCATCAGCGTAACCCCGGACTCAGCGCTGCGCATGATGGCTGTCTGGGCCTGCATCCGCGTCATCTCAGAGGACATCGCCGCGCTGCCCTTGCCAGTGTACCGGCGCCTGGAGCGGGGCCGAGAACAGGCCCGCGATTACGCCCTTTATGAGTTGCTGCACGACCAGGCAAACCCCGAAATGACGGCGTATCAGTTCAGGGAGACACTCACCAGCCACATCCTGCTGCACGGCAACGCCTACGCCAACATCGAAGTGCAAAGAGGCCGGCCGGTGGCGTTGTGGCCGATCCACCCACAGCGGGTGAGTATGCGCCGCAACACCCGTACTAACGAGCTGGAATACTACGTCCAGCCCGTCGTTGGTGACCAAATCCAGCTACCGCTCAACCGGATCATGCACCTCCGGGGACTTTCAAGAGACGGCCTTATGGGAATGTCTCCCATTGCGGTGGCGCGGGAGTCGATTGGTTTGGGCATCGCCTCGGAGGAGTTCGCCGCGGGGTTCTTCGCCAACGGCGCCAGGCCTCCGCTCATTCTGAAGCACCCGGGACAGCTCTCAGAAACGGCGCACAACCGCCTGCGGGCCGATTTCGAGGCAACCCACGCGGGTTTGAGTAACGCCCAGCGCGTGGCGCTTCTGGAAGAAGGCATGGACGTAGCCTCTAACTTTGTGCCGATGGACGACGCGCAGTTCATCGAAAACCGCAAGTTCAGCGTTGAGGAAATCGCCCGCCTGTACCGGGTCCACCCCCACAAAATCGCAGTCATGGAGGGTACGCAGACGTTTGCCAGCGTCGAACAGGCCAATATCGACCACGTTGTAAGCACAATTCGGCCCTGGTGCGTGCGCTGGGAGCAGGCGATCCGTAAGGACTTGATACCCGCCGAGGAGCGAGACACCTACTACGCCGAGCACGAACTGACGGCGCTTTTGCGTGGCGACAACGCCTCCCGCGCCGATTTCTACACGAAGATGTTCAATATCGGCGTGTTTTCCCAGAATATGATCCTCGAATTGGAAAATATGTCCCCTGTCGAGGGCGGTGATGAACACTTCATCCCGCTCAACATGGGACCTGTCAACGTCGTAGCCAACCCCCAACCTCCAGCGAACGTTAGGAGCAAGCAATGGATGACATCGAACGCCGCACCTTTGCGCTGGAATTGCGCGTCAAGGGCGACCAAAACCCCGTAATCGAGGGCTATGCGGCGGTTTTCAACAGCCTCTCGCAAGACCTCGGCGGCTTTCGGGAGAAGATCGCACCCGGCGCTTTTGCCCGCACGATCAAGAACAACAAGGACATCGTGAGCCTCTTCAACCATGACCCCGGCGTAGTGCTGGGGCGCACCGGAAACGGCACATTGACGCTCCGAGAGGACAAAACCGGCCTCTACATGGAGGTGACGCCTCCGAATACCGCCGCCGCGCGGGACGTTGTTGAGGTTATCCGGCGTGGTGATGTGACAGGACAATCTTTCCAGTTCGTCACCGTCCGGGATTCGTGGGAAGGACTTGACTCGAACGAAGCAGACACCGTGCGAACGCTTGAAGAGGTCCGTCTGATGGAAGCCGGGCCTGTGGTTTTCCCGGCCTATGAGCAAACAGCCGTGTCCGCGAGGGCACTCAAACAAGTACGCGGCGACCTCCACTCGCAAGACCCGGAGCCGTCGCAAGAGCCTTCTGACCCGCCACAGGGGGAGACTCCTGAGCACTCAGAAGCCGTTGCCGACCCGCCTGAACAGCACTCGGTAGCGATCAGGCCGCTGAGCATCCTCGCCAAAGAATGGCGCCTGGAGGTTGAAGCGGGCCTATAAACCCAGTCCATGTCAGGGCATACTCGCCTTTCGGGGCGGTTTTTTTATTGCCTAAAGGGAGCGAAATGACCACACAAACCAGAGGGAGCATCGACGTAGACGCTCTCCAGCGTGAGCGTGACCGGCTCATCAAGGAAGCGGGCGAAATCCTCTCGGCTGCGAACGCCGAAGACCGCGACTTGGAGCCCGACGAGCAGGTCAAATACGACGAGACGATGAACAAGGCGAAGCAGCGCCGCCGCCAGATTGAGCGCGAGCTTGAGATGCGGGCCGCAGAGGGTACCGACGCCAACCCGGTCGTCAGGCCGCACGTCTCCGAGTCCGGGTCGTACATCGGGATGTCGAAGCAGGACGTTAACCGATTCAGCATCCGGCGCCTGATCGCAGCGAAGGCGGGTCTTATCGACAAGCGCGAGGCCAAGCTGGAGCTTGAGGTTTCCGAGGCTGTCGGCAAGCGTGGCGGCAAGGAAATCTCCGACCGCAGCGCCCACATCCCGTTCGAGGTGATGGCTGGGAACATGTGGGAGCAGCGTGACCTCACGATGGCGACAGAGGCAGCGGACATCCGCCAGACTGACCTCGGCTCCGTCATCGAGTTGCTTCGCAACGCCATGCAGGTCCGCGCCGCCGGCGCTACCGTGCTGACGGGACTACGGGGCGACCTCCAGTTCCCGAAGCACACAACTGCCACTACCAACGGCGCCTGGGTGGCTGAAGGTGTGGCACCGACAGAGGGCGTTGCGACTTTCGGACAGGTCAAGATCACACCCAGGCAACTTGCTTGCTTCACTGACCTGACCCGCCAGACTCTACTTCAGACTTCGTTCGATGTGGAGCAGTTCATCCGCTCCGATCTAGCGACGACGCTGGCCGTTGAACTTGACCGCGCAGCGCTGCACGGTTCCGGTTCAGGCGCAGAGCCCACCGGCATCATCGGTATCTCCGGCATCGGTGACGTGGCTGGTGGCACAAACGGTGCGGCGCCGACGTGGGCGCACATCGTGGCGCTGGAGACTGAGGTGGCGCAGGACAACGCTGGTGTCGGGGCGCTTGCCTACATGACCAACACGAAGGTCAGGGGCAAGCTGAAGACGACAGAGAAGGCATCCGGCACCGGTCTTTTCGTCTGGCAGGACCCGGCGAACGTTGCACCCGGTATGCCGGGGGCGCCGCTGAACGGCTATCAGGCGTTCGTGACGAACCAGGTGTCTTCGACTCTGACAAAGGGCACGTCGTCCGGCGTCTGCTCGGCCATCTTCTTCGGCAACTGGGCCGAGTTGTTCATCGGTATGTGGGCCGACCTGGAGATTCTGGTTGACCCGTACACCAGCGGCACAGCGGGCATTGTCCGGCTGATTGCCCTGATGAACGCTGACCTCGCAGTCCGGCACCCAGAGTCCTTCGCCTGCATGAAGGACGCACTGACCGCGTAGGGGAAAAGGAGTGCAGTGATGCGCGATCCAGAGCCTCGACCTGAACCGGCACCGGAGCCGGAACCCACGCCCGACGAGGGCGAAGGGGAATAGCGAGAAGGGGGGAGGGGCAACTCTCCCCCTCGCCTCGTCTCAAAGGAGAAAGCATGAAGATAAAGATACTGCGGGCAACGACAATTAACGGCAACGACCGGGAGCCGCGCGGTGAAACCGACCGCGTTGAAGAGGGCGATATTGTCTCGGTGACGCAGGCGACGGCTCAGTTATTGGTGGGCATGGGCAAGGCTGAGCACGCCGACAAGACGCCGCTCATCGAGCAGGCCGACTACGAAAAGGAAGAAGCGGCAGAGGAAGCGCCGGAGGAGGTTGAAACGGCGACTGTGGAGGCTGCTGAGACGGCAGAGGCGCCACGGGCAAGGCGGCGCTGAGTGAGGACGGTCAGCTACTACAGCGAAGCAACGATTGAAGGCACGCTATAGCTCTCGGAGACGCATACGCAACCGCCACCGAATACAGGGCGCGGATTGTGGATACAGACGGTGCGAGCAACGCAGAGATTGACGCCGTGCTGAAATCGTCGTCGCATTACATCGATTCGCGGGTACGGCGTAAGGACGGGTTCAACCAGTCCACAAGCGTCGAGACGCGAACGTATGACATCGGTAGACACCGAGCGCCTGATACGGCGTGGCGGGAGGGCTATGCGCGGGTCTGGTTGCCGCACGACGTAGCCACAGTCACGGGCCTCATCGTGAAAGTGGATTTGAACGCTAATTACGACGTGGCGGATTCGGGCGAGACGCTAAGCATCAATACCGACTTCTGGGTGGGTCCGGCAAGTGCGGCGGTAGGGACCGATCCGAGGCCGTATGAGTATCTGGACATCAACCCGAACTCAACCAAGCTGTCATCGTGGCCCTTGCAGAGGCGGGCGCTGGAGATAACCGCCAAGTTTGGCTGGCCGGAAGTCCCGGAGCCTGTCAAGGAGTTGACGATAGCGATAGCCCGTTGGATGCGCGACCTCCAGACAACGGGAATCACGATCCAGGTGCAGGCCATCGATGTGCAGGTGCAGACATCGCCGGAGTTGAGCGCTCTCTTGAAGTCGATAGAGCGCCAGTACGCAATGGCGGCGGGGTTCTAAGGTGCCACTCGCATCAACCCGCGCTGCGGGTCTTTCCGCAGCAGGCTGGTGGGCGGCGAAGGACGCGATCCGGAAAGTCTTGGGCGGGGACGGTACTGCTCTCGGTGGGCCTGGACTGGACGGCGAATCTGGCAACCTGATTGCTTTTCAGAACCAGGTGTCTAACCCGTCCGCCGAACTCGGTACGACGGACATCGTGGCCACGGGACCGGTGATTGCTCAGGACCCGTCGTTTGCCTACTCAGGTTCCAACTCCCTCAAGATCACCGGCTCAGCGGGAATAACGGACAGGGTTGAGTGGCTTAGCGCTGCTGTGAAGGCGACTGCCGTTCCAGGCGCCGATATGGCGTTCAGCCTCTTTGCACGCGGGCCAACGACGGGAAACATTCTTTACCGGCTGGGTGTCCGCTGGTACGACGAACTTGACGCTTTAATCAGCGAGCCCACGGGCGCCAACGTGACATTAACCACGAACCAGGACTGGACGCGCCATTCACTCGTGGTGACAGCGCCGTCCGGCGCCGCTTCGGCAGTCCCGAACATTCTAGAAGTCGGCGCGGGAATACCCAATAACCGGTCGTTCTGGGTGGACGCGGTGATGTTCAACGGCGGGCCGCTCATTGACTATTTCGACGGGGACTCGCCGGGCGGAGCCTGGGACGGAGGGCTGGGGTCTGAGCACGCGGACACGTCCAACATCCAGATCAAGAAGGTGTTTGAGAACCCGCCCAACGGCATCGCGCAGAACGAATGGCCCTGCTTTATCATCTGGCCTCCGGCGCTCGAAACGGACCGCAGGCCGGGCGGCTGGCGCGTCAAGAACTACACGGTCCGGCTGACGTGCGTCGTAGCTGACGCTGAGCTGGAGCGGGCGAACGCCTACGTGGACGCTTTCCGGGAGGCGACGATAGACGCGCTGGACGTACACCTTCGGCTGATGGAGACGGTGGACATAGCGTCAGGGCCGCGCATCGAGGAAGCGACGACGGAGCGGATAGGCGGCCGCGCTTTTACGGCCTTTGACGCCTTCCTGACGGTACGGGTAAGCGACACAGTGACATACGGGAGTTGAGATCGATGTTCATACGCACAAGGAGCAAGGGGTCAGAGTTCATAGATGACCTGCATCACTTTACGGACAAGTGGCAGGAGGTCGAGCCGGGCCGGGTGCGCGGCACTTACCTGGAGCACCCGAACCTTGAAGTAGTCGAGGACAAGAAGCACGCGAAGGCGACGGCAGTAGAAGCCGATCCGCCTGAAGTGGCGGCGCCCGTGATGGCGCCTGATAGCGACGGAACCTAACGCATAAAAGCGCAGCGGACATCGGCCCGTCTTCGGACGGGCCTTTTTTTATGCCCGGTCTACGGGCTGGGAGGGTGTAAATGGCTACCGGGGTAAACAACGCATACCGCCAGAGGCGGATGCTTCAGATCGGGAAAGAGGTCACATACGGTACGGAGGTGCCGGCGACGCGCATCCTCCGCATCGATGGGCTGAGGTGGAACGACCAGAGCTCGCAACGGCTCTACACGCCTAACTACTCGATTGGGCGGATGACGCGGCGCACGGACGTGCCGACGGTGACGCGCACGGGCCTGGCCAACTCGTCTTACGAGACGGACTTCAGCTTCGAGGATGTGTTGTTCCCGCTCCTGGCCGGGTTCAAGGGCGGCGTCACATCGAGTGAGAAGACGGCGATGCAGGACGACCGGGAATGGATATTCCAGAACGACCCGAACACCGGCGATGTGTTGCCGGACTCGTACACACTGGAGCGGCGCCTGTCCAACGGCTCGACTCACTGGGACAGCCTGGCGCTGGGCACGCTTGTGGAGTCGTTCGAGATCAGCGCGGACTCAGGCGGCGACATGACGCGGCTGACTGTCAATTTCTGGTCTCGGGCGCCGGTGTCTACTGGTTTCACGACGGGCCTGTCATTGTTGACGCCGTTCACGCCACTTCCCGCGCTGTCCTGGCGGTTTGGGATAGACAACACCTGGGCGGCGATGGACGTAACGACGGCGATCCCGTCCTACGACGTGGGGACGGAGATCAGCACGACGGTAAAGTCGTTTACGTTCCGGTACTTCACCGGGGTGGCGCCGGCGCTCTACATCGGGGACGGTCGCACGGACCCATCGAAGCACAAGACGATGCCCAGGGGCGCCGAGCTGGAGTTGTCCGTGGAATACAACGCCACGATAGACACGGAGCGGACGAAGGCGGCGGCGGGGAGTAAGCGCTACATTCGGCTCCTGGGCGAGGGCGCGCGGATCGGGACTGGCTTCAACTTCT